ATACGGTTTAAGTTAATATCTTGTTGGTTAGATGCGCTGGCATTATTAGTTCTAGTAACTAAATCCAAAATATCGATAGTGCTTGGGTCAACTGGGTATATAGCTTGGCCGTATACCATTGGGATAGATACTTCTTCAACCGTCCAAAGGTTAATGCCACGGTTAGCCCACTCAATAGTTAAAAGGTTTATAGACCGCTTTGCAGTCCTAAGGTCATATCCAGTACGTAACTGCGAGCCACAACGCTCAAAGGCTTCTTCTACAAGCTCAGTGAGGTCTAGGTTAAACGACGATGTACCACTGGTATATGCCATTATTTTTTCTTCATGCCCTTAAGGGTTTCAGCTAGTCTAGCTCTTTGCCCTAATTTGCCTGGTTTTTTAGCAGCGGCAGCAAGCTTTTTAGCGGGTATCTTTTTATCTTTTGCAACACCTAATTCTTTTTTCAACGCCCCAGGTTTTTTAATAGCCTTTTGAATCCACTTAGTAGATCCACCTTTTTTCATATAGCCCATGTTATTACGCACATCCTCAGGCAATTTAGCTAGCCCTGGGTTTTCACTTTTGTCTACAGGTTTAAGTGCCATGATTATATCTTCCTATAAGCTTTAGTCTTTTGTTTAACGCCTTTTGGCTGTGCTACAAACTGCTTACCTTTTGCTTTGCCTTCACGCTTGGCTTTAGTAGTTGATGCATATTCTTGCGGGCTTAAAGCTTTAATTGCTTTCTCTGGTAAATAACGCTCTCCAGTTTTGCTAGAAGGCTTACCAGATTTAGTTCTCCACTTTTGCTCACCCCAAGCTTTTAACGACTGCTGAGGCTTTGCAAGGCTACTCATTTATAACCCCCACCAGCAGCTTTGTATTTCTTAGCTACTAATTGAGCTTTACGAGCAGACCACTGACCAGCTTTAGTGCCTTGAGTAGCAGCAGCTTTTACTTGAGCAACTATGCGTTTGCGTAGGCTAGGTTTAGTGTAGTTTCCAGCGGCGTTAACATGGCCACCTTCTTTATACACGCTAACATCCTGCGGGTTATCTTTACGTTTGATAACCTTTTTACCAGGCATTTTAGACGGGTTAATATCGCCCATCCCACGACTTGCACGCATTACTTAGCTTTCTTACCATAACCCATGCCACCGCCACACATCTTTTTAACGTGCTCGTGGTGTTTCATATGGTCAGCTTTATGCACGCCATAGTGCTCGTGATGATGTACGTGACCATTAGCTTCGTGCATACCAACATGGTCAACCATGTGTTTATGCTCTGGGGTTGCAATACCTGTCTCTAATGCTGGGTGATCGTTTTTCATTTACTTCTCCTTAACAATATTTACCACGGGTTTTACCACGCTGAGCAATACCGTCAGCACGGTTTGAAGCTGAACCACCTTGGGCCATTTTTTTAACTTTGCCACCTTTTTTCATGCCAGTCGGCGCAGTTACGCTACCCATTTGGTCTACTGGAGCTGGAGGTTCAGCAGGCATAGCCGCTTCCGCAGCAGTTGGTGCGCCCATAGAACTACGCATGCTATCCATAACTTCTGCGTCATGAGCAGCAGACCGAGCTTCAGCAGCCTTTTTATTCTTGGCTTCTTTTTCCCGAATCTTTTTAAGTTCTTCTTTAGTGAACGCCATGATTAGCAGTACTTTCTTTTGGTCATTCCGCCTTTTTTCATGCCAGTAGTTGTACCAGACATTTTTGGCATCATTGCACGAGTTTTACCACGCTCAGCAATACCATCACCATATGAAGCTTTGGTATTAGTTTTTACTTTAGACATTGGCTCGCCATAGATAGTTCCGCCCATAGCGTATTTCTTAACCTTACCGCCTTTTTTCATGCCGCCTTCAATACCAATAGTTTTGCCGGAATCACCCAAGTTTTTACCTTTGGTATGACCACGTTTTTGCACAGCAGATTCGCCAAATTTAAGCAGCTTATTAGAACCTTTTTCTACATCTTTAGACATAGTTTTTGGACCCGTTGTCTCGCCACCTTTTGCCATTTTCTTTTTCATTTCGCCACCTTTTTTAAAAGTCTTGCCTTTGTCGGCTTTGTTAAACTCTTTTCCCACGGATTGTGGGATTCCTACCTTCTTAGCAAATGCAGGATTATGTGCAACTGCAGCCATCAGGTGGGCTTGTTTCTTACTTGTACTAGGCATTATAAATACTTTCCTTTTGTATGTCCCTTAGTAATGCAGCCATCCGCACGTTTAGAAGCTGAGGAAACTTTACCGCCTTTTTTATAAGTTGGTTTTGGGTTTGGTGTCATCATACCGTGCATCATTTCCATATCAGCCCCGCCACCACTTCCGCTACCACCTGAACCTGCACGAGTAATATTGCCCTTAGGGGAAAGCATTGAAGCTTGAGATGTGGTTTTAATGGGTTTATTTACTTTGCCCTCAATTACATCTAAAGCTTTAGGCTCATCTGTAGCATTATAAATAGGTCTATCGCTTGCTTCTGGCTTAGCCCTACCTTCATTGCGTATTCTATTACCCTCATCAATATACTTTCTTAGCTGGCTTTCATCCTCGCCCAGATCTAAAGTACCTTGTCTAGAGTCTTGTTTCTTAGGCATTATGCGATCCGCTAATTAATCTATCGATTTTCTCTTCCAGCTTATTAAAGCGCTGGTCAATATGGTCGGTAATACGTTGCACTTCGCTATTGGTTACGTAATCTCTAGCTATTTCTTCTCTAGTACGATTTAGTAGTTTTTCAACAGCGTCTAGCTTAACAAATTTTTCTTTCATTATAAATCCAATAATTGGTAAAACTAAAGAAAGAACAATGTTCCAAACGATCATAATTTCTTGAGGCATGTTAGCATTTCCATCTTTTTAAACTAGCGGCTTTACGAGTAGGTTTACCATTTTCATCTTTCATAGGGCCAGGCATCCCAGACATACGAGCACAAAATGATTTTTTACGGGAACCGCCTTGAGGTTGCGGAGCTTTTAAATGCGAGCCAGTAGCTGCATTATATTTAGCACGACCTTTGGCGGTAAGCCCAGCACCTTTAGATACAGGTAACTTTTCACCACGACCAACCGCAAGCGAAACACCTTTTTTCTTAGTAGCCATAATTAATAAGTAGGACCATCGCCCGCATTTTTAATTAACTTACCAGTAATAATTACTCCGGCAGCAATTGCGGTAGTTGTACTAGTAGACAGCTGCCATTGAACATCGGTTTTTGCTGAGTATAAAAATGGTTCAGAAGTTCTATTGGCAGTATAAATAGAAACAAATGGCTGTTGCAATACGGTTCTAGTTACCCCAGAATTGTTGTCTGTTGCTTGAACTCTGTATGTAACAATGTTTGCGCTGGTATAGCTATTAGAAGTATTTACTTCAGCTAAAGATAAATAAAAACTATACCCATTTGGCACAGTATAGATAGTGCTTTGAGACTTACCAATTCCAGCGTTAATCTGGCCAAGAATATTAGATCCTTGTTTTGCAGTAATTGTACCTACGTTTGATGTTTGGCTCGCTGCAACACCAGTCATTACCAAAGAATTAACTCGATAATAGCTATTAATGGTAGTTGCTACTGTTGTCCCAGTTAGTATTACACTCTCTGAAATAGGATTAAAGTTAATATCTAGACCGTTAATTGTTACCGCTGCTGGAGATACATCTGTATTAGACGAACTTGCAATTGATAAAGCAGTAGCTGATGTTGCAAAAGTATACGCAGTAGCATTTTCCCAAATAGGGATAGCTACGTTAGAAACAGCTGATTGATAACCAAAAATACTAAGAGCAGTATGACCCGTGATTTGACCACGAGCTACTTGTAAATCAAATGGCTCAGTACGAGCATGACGGGTAATCGAATTTAATGCGTTATTTGTTGCTGGCACAGTTGGCATAATTAATCTCCTTAAATTTTTAAAAAGGGGTCCGAAGACCCCCCGGATTAATTAGTCAAAGTTACCGTATGGGTAAGTTGTCAATGTACCAATGTTGTTGTCAGGTTGTGAATATTGCAATGTAATGTTTACTTGACCAGCAAGGCTTGTTGCAGATGTCAAAGTAGTACCAACCAAAGCAATCGTTACAACTAATTGTGACAAGTTAGGCTGAGTACCGCCTTGATAGATGTCAGTAGAAGTAGCTGATTGATTTAAAATCTGTTGGTTAGTAAAAGTTGCTAAAGATTGACGAC